CAGAGTTGGGAGATAGGTTTCTATGAAGGATTGCAATACGCAATAGATATTTTAGAAAGAGAGGAATAAATAATGGCAAATATTCACGACATAATTATAGAAGAATTAGAAAGTGTTTTTAGATGTGATGAACATACTGAAGATGAACTACAAAAAAAATATGATGACCTTTATAAAAGAGTAGGAAATATTTTTAAAAAACATTTAGGTTTATCAAAGATTTATGAAGAAGAAAAATATAAATAATGGCAGATATAACAGAGGCAATAGACGAGTGGTGTGAACAACAAGTTGGACATACTAACTGGGGATACACAAGCACATACTCTAAAAAAGAACTAGAAGACAAATCTAAATATGAACTTGAATTAAATAACACTATTGTTATTTGGTACGAGGGATTAGAGGAGGAAGATAATGGCTAAAGAATACTGGATTAAATTTAATAACAAAGAATTTAAAAAGAATCCTAATCTAGTAAGAGATAAGCTAACAGATTTAAGATTTAAAGATATAGAAAAGGATTTAAACTAACCCCCCTTAGTTGCACGTAGATTCAAACTGGAGGTATCAGCCCTTACCTCCAGCTACGTGTTTATATATTAAGAAGAAGAATAGGAGCAACTAATTAAAAAATGTTTAGTATTGTTTACATTAACTTTCAATGTGGTATATAATTAAACTAAGGATTACATAGGAGAACTATGATATATCAAGTAAGAAGTCTGAGTGTGTATGGTGGAATACAAACATGGAGCTTTGATTCAAAACAAGATGCACTTGTTAAGGTCAGAGAACTTAAAGACTTTGGAGATATGTTTTTGGTTAAGTTGGTGGAGATACCTAAGCTAGAAACAGTTTAAAGAACAGAGAATAAAAGGAGGAAGTAGCTATGGCTAATATGTTTGATGACCCCAAATCACTAAAGACTTGGGCAATTAAATTAGCTAACGCTTGTGGTGGTCAAAAGGTGGAGAAGTCTATTACACTAACAAAGACTAATCCTCAAAGACTCAGAGAATTATTAGATGAGTTTGTCAATGACCATAATGAGAACACTATTAAAATAGCAAACGAAATTAACGAACAAGAAAAGAAAGAAGAGGAAAAGAAATAATGCCGTGGACAACAGACAGAAACACAAGAACTTTATTGAAGTTCAGAATATTTACTAGAGAATATAGAATCTATTTATATAGTAAGAAAGAATACTATGAACCAATAGGAAAACTAAGCCCTGAGTTTTTAAAAGACTTAGAGGACTTAAGTGAAAAAAGAAAAGCTACTATTAAAAAACACAATGAAAAAATAAATAAAGGAGCGAAGTAATGATACTTCAAATAATAGATGACAAGACATATATTAATGGTATTGAATCTCCCATTGAAGATATGCCTGAAGATAAGATAGAAGAAAGATTAATAGATACACAAAAGCAAGTCCAACAAGCACAACAAATAATAAATAAGCTACATGAACAGAGAGATGAACTTATTTCTTATGCTTTTGCTAATGGATTTAGTGCTATCAGATTAGGAAGTATCGTAGGTCTTACTAGACAACGCATATATAATATTGTCTTTGGACATAAGACACGATTTAAAGCAAACAAAAATGAGGAGGAATAATGGCTAAGTTTAACTTAGATAATTATGAAACAGTAGAAGATAGATTAAAAAAATATTGGGAAGAAAACCCACATGGAAAAATAGAAACGGATGTTGTGCATATTACTGATGATGGAAATTGTGTAACAATTAAAGCAAGTGTTTACATACACGCTATGACAGATGTTGGCGACCATACTTTAATTCTTAAAACAACAGGTATAGCACAAGAAACCAAAGGACAAGGTGGATTTGCTAACGCAGATGCTTGGATGGAAAATTGTGAAACATCAGCTATTGGTAGAGCATTGGCTAATTGGAAGTATCAAGGCAATACAAAACCTAGACCCAGTAAAGAAGAAATGAAAAAGGTATCGGTAGCTAATGAGGTTAAGGTTGAAAAGAAAACACCACCTAAATTATCTAAAGAGGAAGTAAAGAAGATGGAAGATATAGCTAGTGAGATGGTATCTGATGATGTAAAGAAATCACCAGTTGCCGACCAGTTAAACCATAGTCTTGAAGTTATGATACCTGATGAGGATAAAAGAAATTCTTTAAAAACAAGAGCATACAACGAGCTAGTCAATATGAATGTTGCTGATAAGGACATAACTAAATGGACTAATGATAACATGAGTACATTCCTTACACGAGTAGAGGATTACTTGAAAGAAGATACTTCCGAACCTGAAACAACTGAAGATATAGTTGGAGATGTATTTGGAGAAGTTGTTGATAAGTCTGAAAAGGTATGCCCAGTATGTAACAAGTCTGGAAATATTGAGGACAACAGAGAGAAGAAAGATGCTGACCCAGGTAAGTTTGGTAAGATTCCAGACTTTGCTTGTAGTAATTATCAAGATAAAGATGGTTGTGGTCAGGGATGGTGGATGAATAATGCACCAACAGAATGGCTCTAGAACCAATAGGTAATTCAGTAGGTATAGAAAAATTAAAAGAGAAACTAAAAAAAAGATTCCCTAATCATAATTTTGATATACCTTCCGAACCTGATACAAGATGTAAAGCACCGAGTATGTGTAAGAATAATAAAATATTCTATACTGATAGTGAAGGAAATAAATATTGTGGTCAAAAATTTAAACTACAACACCCAAAGATTTCACACAGTTGGGAGTGGTCAACTTGTCATGCTTTAGTAGAGAAAAAAAAGGAGGAAGATAATGCCCAAGAGCTACCCTTCTGATGCTTATAAAAGAGGTAATAGAAGAAAAGGAAAAGGAATACCAATACCACCTGAGATTTTAGTTGATACATGGGATGAACCAAAACCAGGAGATATGATAAATATAAATGATTGGGAGGAAGAAGAAGAATGATACTTAATATATTATTTTATTTAAAGAACTTTATATTTAAGAATAGATATACACCTAAAGAGATAAGAAAGTTTATTTGTTTTATGTGTGGAGATAATCATACATTCCCATTTACAAGTAAAGATTATATGTGTTGTAATCCCTGCTTAAAAACATTGGCTGAATAGTGGGATTCTGGTACGACCCTAAAATAGATTCAGCTAAACCTATTAGTGAAACAGGTAAACATAATGAATTAGATTATGATGAGAGAGCAGGTAACTATATAGATTTTGCTGAAGAAATATTTGAAGACTATTGCAAACTTAAAGGCATGAAGTATCGGAGGCTTCATCTAAATGATACACCTGATTTTAAATCTAGTCCTATACCTCAATGGTTTAATATGAATCCTTTAATAAAATCCTTCCCTGATTATTTTGTGTATGATGACAAACAACATTTCTTTTGTGAGATTAAATCAAGTTACAAAATAAAACTCAAGGATTTAAAACACTACATCTTATTTGATTCCTTAATGTGTGAAGATTATGCAACCAACTACTGCATTGTGGTATGTATAAGAGGAGAGGAACCAAAGTTCCTTACAGTAGATATGATACTCAAAGCATTACCTCAATCTAAATTAGATAAGTTCCATGATGGACCAGAATATTTTAACCTAAAGAATCTTTAAGTTATCCCAACCTTTTTTATTTATAGTAAAAGTTAATACTCCTGGATGACTCCACAATCCTGAACGTGCAGTAAAATCTATAGACTTATCTAAGCTAGGACATTGAAACCAAGTTCTATCTCCTTGCTGCTTACTTCTAAAGTGATGGTAGTGAGCTGTGATTAAAACTTTTACGTCATTCATAGGTAAGAACCCATACATCTGACCCTTCCACCAGTTCTCTATCTTATTTTCTGGATTACCTCCAGGTCCACCTTGCATATGACCATGACTTAACCCAGTCTTAATTCCTTTTATGTCTAGGACTTGATGGAAATCATCTGCAACATCTACCTTAACCTTCTTATATCTATTAGGATTAGCAGACATTATTTCACCACATATATCTAGGTGCATTGTGTCTGAGTTATCAAGTCGGTTCGTAGTAACGGAACCTTTGGCTGACCTTGACATTTCACCATGATTCCCTGGAACACCTGCAAGTATTAGCTTATCAGCTAAAGGTAAGAAGGTATCTATTGTTTTCATTAGCATAGCTCTTGCTAGTGCGTACTGTTCTTTCAATGTGAGTTCAATATTAAATGCTTGGCTATCATAGAAGCCATAACAATTCTCTGTTAAATCACCGAGTCCTAATATATATATCTCATCTATTAATACACCAGCTTTACGTAGTTCATGTATTCTATTTACTCCATCTTGTAAAGCAATGTCATATCTTTTGATTGTGTTCTCAACTCCCAGGTCTTGCTTACCTAATTGCCAATCACTACATAACCAAAGGAATGCTGTATCTCCTCCATTATATTTAGGTTTAGCTGGTGGTTTCTTCTTAGCTTGTTTGAATAGTTCTTTAAAGTATTTATCTTGACCAGGTTTCTTCTTCTTTACTACACCTTTAAAGGCATAAAAGGTTTCAACTGTACCACCTTTAAGTTGTGTGTTCCAACTAGATGCACGTACAGTATCTACTATCTCATATAACTCTGGGTCAAATCCCCACCCACGTAATATATCATCAAACTTATTACGATAGTTAGGGTCTGTTCCAACGTGCGTTATTTCACCTGTTCCTGTCGCTTCATTAAGCTCTAATCCAGGTTGCCATCCTGATTTGTAGAAGTTATTACCCCACTCTTCAGGAATTTTTTTCTTTTTATTCGCAGCCATGTTCCTCCTATTCTGTTGTTAACAACATTATACAGATTAGGTAAGACTATTTAGCTATTTAGAAATTTGTTTCTTTGCATATGTCTTAACTACTGCTAATGCAGCACCACCACCAGCTAACGCAGCTAACTGAAGTACTTCAGCGTCTACACCAACTAACGGAGCAACTGTTAAGGCACCAATAAAGGCTTCAATAAATGTCCAAGCTGTTCGCTCAATCATATCTTTTAAGTCTTCACTCATTTTATAACTCCATGCTTCGTTCCAAGGGGTCCACGCCACATCCTTCTTGAATGTACCTTTAGATGTTCTTGCTTTTATTTTTTCCAACATTATACAATGTCCTTTCCATCAAGTTTAGCAGAGAGAACTTGAATCTCCCCACTTATCTCTTGTAGTTTTTCATAAACACTATCTGGTTTAATTAAATCTGGACTAGCAGCGTTACTTAATTCTTTATTATCTAAGTCTATCTTGCTGTATTCTATGGTAACTTTCTTACCTTGTAGTAATTGATTTGCTACCTTCGCATACATTTTTTTGTACGCTACGGCTGAACTTCCGACCATACCATTAAAGTTTATATCTAGGTCTTGTTGTGTTTCTCCTACAATTAAACAACCTGATGTATGTTCATCAGTATTACCTGTATGGATTAGGATATATGTAAATCCTGGTACATCTTGTAAATGTAACATACCATAATGTGCATTCTTATATCTATCTGAATACTTAGCGTGAAATCCACCAGTCTTTCTAAACTCTATATCATATGTACCTTCAGGTATGCAGGTTTCGTGCATTACTTTCTCTACTTGGTACTGGTCCTCTAATGTATAACACTCAAACACACCATCAATAAATAACAAACCATTAGTTGCATCTTTACCAAACTGTGTTCTTACTACTTGCAGTTTCATTCTTCTTCCTCTCCTTCTTTATTTTCTGTTGGCATATTAATAGCTATTCCTCTGTTTGCATGGATTCCTGTTAAATATACAGTATCATTATTTTCTAAAACTGAAATACCAAACAAAGGTTTATCGTCTACTTTTACAGACAATAATTCTTTTATTATTTTTTGTAGTTTGTCCACTTTATCTCCTTATCTACTTGCTGACTTGTTTACTTTAGTTTTATCTTTTCTAAATCCTATGGTAAGTAACCATACTGCTAATGTAATTAAAGTTGCAAGACCTGTAACCTGTTGAGCTGAACCTGTCAATGTAAGTGTAGCGATAACTAAACCTACTAAAGTCCAACTAAGATTTAAAGTTTCTTTAATTATTTCAATGAGCCAAGCCCATATCTTTTTAAACATTATGACTTCCTTAATATAAACGCTGCCATACTAGCTATTCTAGTCAAAATTACAGGCACTACAACTTCTTGAGCTTTTTCTCTCTGGTCTGATGTCATATCATCTCCTATATTTTCAAGGTTTATTTTTTCTAAGTTATCAAAGTCCACAAAAACTTCTATTGGATTCTCTAGGAACTCCTCATACTGTACCTCTGTTACAACATCAGCAAGTGTATAGTTTTCTACATCTTTATTTTCTACAGCTCTCTCAACATATTCTTCAACAGCAGTAGCAACTGATTCATCTTCTTTAACAGCTTCAGCAATAATCTCAACATCTTCTGTTTCTACTTGTAATACTTCAGCAACGACTTCAACCTGTTCTTCAGTTAACTCTTCTATCTCTTCAATAGCTTCTTCAACTACAGCCTGTACTATCTCTTGTACTTCCTCTGTTGCTTCGGATAGATTTTGTACACCAATATCATTAACTTCTTCTATAACTTCTATAACTTCTTCGGTTTCAAGCTCTTGTACAAACTCTTGTATTGCTTCTTCTTTAGCTTCTTCATACTCAACTAACTCCTCTTCTGTATATTCTTCTAACTCTTCTTCAGTAACTTCAGGTATATCAATAACAATAATCTCTTCTATAACTTCTTCTAGCTCTGCAACTTCTTCCTCAACCATCTCTTCAGAAAGAACTTCTTCTTTATCTTGTATAATATCTTCTGTAATAATGTCATTTCGTAGTATCTTTTGGTCCAACTCATCCTGTACCTTTTTTAAATCTTCTTTAATTTCTTCTTCTGTTGGTGGAAATAAATCATTAGATATAAATATATCTATTAAATCTATCTCCTCTTCTATAACAATAACTTCTTCTTCAAAGACTTCAAGTTCTTCAATGTATTCTTCAATCTCAAGATAGGTCTCAACAAATTCTTCAGCTTCCTCTTTAGTGTCAAACTCAAATATCTCCAACTCTTCTTCAGTAAGCTCAATAAACTCTTCATCTTCATATTCATCTGCCACAATGAGTACCATATCATCATCTTCAAAAAACTCTTCTCCGATTTCTTCTTCATCTATAACTTCTTCAGTAAAATCACAATCGCCACGTTCCAAAGCAGCATCAGTAATATAACAACCATATAAATTTTCATTGTTAGCACGTTCCTTATCTCTATTAATAGTACCATCATTCTGTTCCTTCTCTGTGTAAGTAACTTCTTCATCTCCAACAACAATAACAACATTAGTTAATGCTTCTCTTTCTTCTCTCTCTTGGTCAGTTTCGTTGTAACCAGTCTCTGCCATGTTGTCTGACATTTCTTCAGCTTCTTGAACAATAGCTATCTCAATTTGTTTTTGTTCTTCCTCTTGTTCTTCTCTTATACCTCGTTCATCATTAGTTTCTGATATACCATAAGAAGCAAAGTTAGCCTGGCGTTGTACATCTAAAGGATTTAAAGTAGTAGTAGTAGTAGTAGTATCATATTTAATTGATATATCATCTACCAATGACCAATCATTAATAGTAATAACAAAACTATCTATAAATTTATTAGCTGTTTCTTTAACAGAATAAACTATATCTTCATACATAGTCGCATTATTTAAACCACTCTGTGCATCAATAGTATTTGATTGTGTAGTTTCATCATTGTGTGTGTACTCAACACTACCTTGATTATTAACAGCACCTATAGTAAAACCTACTTCATACACATCATGTTCTGTAGGTAATGTAAATTCATAATCATTAGATGTACCACCATGTTTCATATACTCTAGTTCTATATGATGACCATCCATACCATAAGAACCTGACCAAGTATTGTCTATCTTTACTAAGTTATTGTTTTCAGTTGGAGGTACTCCAATATCAGTAGTTTGTTCTCCATCATCAAAGGTTTCTACTTCTTCTACTTCTTCTGCGTATATTGGTGGTATTGGTAAAGCAAGAAAGAATGCTAATACTAATCTAAATAGCACTATTAGTTACTATTTTCCTCCACATTTATCTACCACCACAGTTGCAACTACCACAGCAATCCATTAGCCACCTATCTTCCATATAATTTCTGTAATTTCTCCTGATAATCCACTCACTATTGTTAATACTTCACCTAATCTATCATTAGCATTTACAACTTCAGCTTTTAATACTGCAACTTCATTAGTTAATTGTTGTACAGTTCTAAATAACCAAGCTACTAAAGCAGCTAAACCACCTTGTATAATCTGACTAGGGTTTACTTTCATTTCCATAAGTTACATTATAGTATTTAAGAACGCTGCTGTGCTACTTAATGCAACTAACCAACCAACAATTTCTCCTCTTGAAGGACTTTTGTTTATTTTTTCGTGTAAGTAATCTATTCTTTTATGCAAATCTTGTACCTCTACTCTAATAAAGTGGAGCATTTCTTTGTTTGTGTAACCATTACTGGATGTCATCAGATTGCCAATTCCAATCTTCTTCTATAAAATTATCAGGTAACTTAACTTCAGCTAATTTTTTTAGCCAACTAAAAAATCTAGGTGCGTAATAACCTAATAAAAATCCTACTAAATAATCCATGATGAGACATTATAGCATAGATTTAATTAGGTTCTATCATTATACATTCGCCAGGACATTCCTCTGCTGATTCTATTACTGCTTCTTCTAAACCTTTTGGAACTAAAGCTAAACCTTTTGCTCCTTCTACATTACCTTCTGCTTCAGCGTAAACTTTGTCGCCTTCTTTGACATAAAATAGACCATCATCTAATCCAACAAAAACATCAGGTGCTATTTCTTCGCATAGTCCATCACCAGTACAAAGGTCTTGGTCAATCCATACTTTCATGTTGAAAGATTATATCATAATATATTCAAACCTCTTAGATTTTGTTTAAAACTATCTTTGTTCCAAGTGCCATAATCTTCAAAAATAAAATTATCATTTGCTAAATTATTTACAATATCTATAAAAGAAGAATCTTTAGTTATATATTGGCTATTGTTTTTTGCATATTCCCAAAATTTACTTTTTATTATAGGATTTAAGTAATGCAATCCAATAACAATTTCTATTTGTTTAACATATTGTTTGTAAAAATAGTTAGCTTGTTCTTGTGTAATCGTATTGTTTAATATTTCATAGGTCCATCTATTTATTTTATCTACTAAAGCTAAACTTGTTGCTTCTAAAGGTTCAAGAAAGAATGATGCGTTACCATTATGTGCAACATCTTCTACAAAGTTGTGTTGATGGTAATAATTTTTAAAATTAAAACTGTTTGTATACAATTCATTTACATACTCTCTTTTTCTTAAATGTGTTTTCATTTCTTTTTTTATTTCATCTTCAGTAGATATATCTGCATTGTATAAATAACCAAAAGATATTCTATCTTGCAAAGGTATTCCAAACATCCAACCATTTTTCATTGCAGTACACAAAGTATGGTCTAAAGATTTAATTGGTTTGTATTGAGATACACATACAGCATTAACATTTATATTGTTAGTTAAAACATAATTAGAATAATCATTAGGTTTACCAGTACAATCAATTACATAATCAGCATCAACTTCATTTGCATCTACATTTTTATCTATTAGGTTACATTTGTTTCTTTCAAGTATATTTTTTTCTAATAAATAATTTTGTAACTTTACAGCATCTATATGTATGGATGCTGCAGGTAAATAAAAACTATGAAAGTAATTATTAGATGACCAACCATCATAATAAATACCTGTTTTTACTGTTCCATTAAGATTTCTAACATCTTCCCAGTTCATTCCTAGTGTGTAATTTAATCTTGTAGGTATGTGTAATGTAGTGCCTTCGCCAACAGTTTGTTCTTTAATGTTACTGTCGTAGTAAACATCTATTTCGTAATTAGTGTAAGAATTAAAATGATTTAAAGCTAACGCACCTGCAGTACCTTTACCTAATATAGCAAGTTTCATTTATCTTTTGTTTTATAATTTTTTTCTGTTACAAATAATTCTCTATGTTCTTTAACAACCTGGTCATACTCGTCTAAGGTACCATTACGACAAGTAAGATTAATTTTTTCTTCTTCTCTTTTATAAATAAATAATTGTACTAAAGGTTCTCCTGCTTCAATTCTAAAATTTTCTTCTAATACCTCAAATACAAATGTAACATAACCCCATTTATCAGCTTCAACTACACCACTAAGCAAACGAATAGATTTTCTAAAATGATAAAATGGGTCAGTATAATATATATTATATCCTTCAGGTACTATAACTTTGTAAGGCATAGTAAGTTTTAATATACTTTCATCTGCAAGTGTATTTACAGGCATACCTTCTAATTGGTTTTTTTTATGATATTGAATATGTTCTGATATATCTGATTGGTTAATATGTCTTCCTGTAAAATCCCAATGATTAGTAACTACATCATCAGGATGTTTTTCTGTAGCAAAATCTAATGAACCCCATAAAGGAATTATTATTCCTTCAGTAACAGCATCAACTATTGCTGGGCAACTTTTTATTGTTATTGGTGGGTTAGCTACAGGATTTATTTGATGTTTAAAATTACCATGTCTTTCACTTCCTTTAAGTTTTGTTCCTTTTTTATACCATTCAGGTAAAAATTTATTACTTAATTGAGGTGGAAAAAGTTCAAGAAATAATTCGTAATCTTTTCTTGAAGGTATAAATTCTACTTTCATACTAAATAATTAGAGTTGATAAGAATCCTATTACTATTTTTCATAGGAGAACATCCTGTGTGTAATTGAAATCCATCAAAGATTACAAGTGAATTTGCTACAGGTGTTATTCTTTTCATTTCGTTTAAATCACTAGGCTTATATCTTTTAGTTGTATCGGAAGTTCTTTCTTTATAAAATATTGTATCTCCATCACTATCATTTATATATAAAATTGTAGTTATATTAGCAGTTGGATAATCAATATGTATTCCATGTTTATGTTCTTCATCACTTTGCATAGTCATATCTGCTCTTACTCTTAAAGGTTGTATTCCACCAACTGTGTCCATAATTTGATATACTACAGGTTTCATAATCTCTACTGTGTAATCTCCACGCCATCCATTTTCATCATAATATGTTCTATTAAATCCAAAATTTTTATGTGATGATTCGTCATCTTCTTCTAAAGATATATTTTTTTGTAAAAACCATGGCATATTAAAACTATCTAAACTGTTTAATAATTCTTTATGATATGTAGGAGTTAAAAAATCTTTTATTACTTTTATTTCTGTTAACATTTCTCCACCTTTCATATAGTATATTATAACACTATATTATAATTGTACCCAACCCTCAGAATTATCTGCTTGGTAAGCATCTTCATCCCAAATATATACATTTCCATCATCAGGTTTTGTAATAGGTGCAACCCAATCGTCATCAGAATTTAAAGACCAGCTTTCATAAGGTTGAGGTGCAATAAATATATTTTTAGTTGCATTATAAACACCACCAATACCTGCATATTCTTTTCTCATACTATCTGTAATAGATGTTTGTTTCCAATTAGTATCATTTCCATATGTAGCTTTACAAAAATCTATTCCTAGTTGTTCTACTTGTTCATCTTCTGAATTTGTTATAATTGCATCAGCTACAACAATAACATTAATTACTTTATTATCTCCATCAAGTTGTGCAAAATGAGCCATTATAATGTCAATGCTCCAGAGCCTGTAAATTTATAATATCTAAAATCATTACCTGTTGAAGTATCAGGAGAACCATTTGAACTTGCAACTTCACCTGCAGTTTCAGGATATCTAATTAAAACTATGCCTGAACCTCCAACACCTCCTGCAGAGTTCCAGCCTCCACCACCACCACCACCTGTGTTAGCAGTTCCTGCACCACCATTATTTTGAGAACCTGAAGCACCACCACCAGCACCTCCACCAGCACCACCGTTTTGTCCTCCACCTCCACCTCCACCAGCATATCTGCCACCAGAGCCTGAAGATGTATCTGTAGCCCATGTTCCATAAGTTGCGTTAGCAGTTCCTGCACCACCACCACCAACAGCGTTACCACCATTGCCAGTCATGCCTCCACCACCTCCACCACCATTAACGCCTCCTCCGTTACCACCGTTACCACCGATGTTTCCAGATTTACCGTTGTTACCTCTTGCACCTGCACCACCACACGCACCTGCATCAGCATTATCGTTAGAGCCTGAACCTCCACCACCACCTACAACACTTACTGTTCCAATAGTTGTAGATACGATAGATGAAGTACCTCCTGGGTTTTGTCTTGAACCACCTCCACCAACAGTTACAGTTAAAGTTTCTCCAGCAGATATAGTTGTAGGACTTGAAATATTATCTGAAGCACCACCAGCACCACCACCACCTATTTCAGCACCACCACCACCTGATATAATTACATATTGTATATCAAAAGCAGAAGCTGCTGCTACGCCTCCTCCGAAACCTACGTTTTGATAACCGAATGATGTTGGTCCAGCCATGGCTTAAGCCTCGTGAACGTCAGCTATTGTGTAAAATAATTTAATTCCTATAAGTTTTGCATCTTCTGCCATGTCATCATTAGCATCTGATACATCTCTTTCTATATTGAAGTAACATAAATCTCCTGCTGCAGGACTTCCTGCTATAGTAACTGCACCTGATTCTGCTGTTACCATTAAGTCTTCTGCTGCACCTAGTGCATCATCTGTTACAACTACTGCTGTTCCAAAAGCAACATCTATTGTATCGTTATCTGATACTGCTACACCTGCAACTGACCATGCAACACCATCTGTATCTGTTGCTGCTGTTGTCCAATATACTTTATATGTAAGAGTACCTTCATTCCAATATGAAGGCATTGCTATTGAAAACTGTGCGTTCTCATCTGATGAAGCATCAAAATCTAAAGTGTACATATCAGGTCTTCCTGCTGTAGTTTCTGTTAATGCTATTGCAGCACAGCCACCTGTATTTGTAGGGTACATAGCTACTGCTGGTACCCACATTGATTGTTTACCTATTACATCATTTGAAATTACTGAACTAGCTGCTGTTAATCCACTACCTGCAAATAAAGTAGCTATATCACCTATTGCTTCTTTAGCAGCAGTACCTGAAGCACCACCATCTAAGAACATTACATAATCTCCATCAGCAATAGCTGCTTCGGCTGCTTCAGATAAATCTACATTAAATGTTGTAGTAGATAAATCTAATAACGTTCCTGCACTATATGTTGTATTAGTATCTGAGGTAGGTAAATCAGAACCATTAATAGCAACAGATAAACCTGAAGCTATATCTATACCTCCATCATCTATTGTTAATATGTCTGTTCCATCTACATTGAAAACAATCTTTCCGTGGTTTGCTGTTGAAGATGCAGTCGCTGTACTAAACTTTATTTCTTCAGCAGTTTTATTACCACTACCATTTAAAACTTCTATGCTTAATGATTCTGTTGAACTTGTTCCTAGTTTTATAGAAACATCTGCGTTGTTTTGGTCATCATAAATTGTAAGGTCGCCACCTGTTAAAGCTGTTATAGCTTGTGAAGAATCAACGGCAAGTACACCTGAACTAGCTGTTAAACCTGTTCCATCAATAGCTGCAATTAAATCAGCAATAGATTCTTTTTTAGTTGCATTATCATCTGAGTCTAAAATTGCTATAGAGTCATTAGCTACTGCAACTGTACCTGCAGATAAATCATTTATATCTAAAGTAAAGGTCATATCAAATGGGTCTCCGTCAGTACCATTATCTGTATCGGTCCAATCAATATCAACACCATCACCAATAAACTTAACTTCTCTTGCTGTATAAACTCCTGATGCAACAGCAGGATTAATAGTTACTTCTGTTCCATCATCATCTTCTAATATAAAACCTTGTTGAATAGCATCATGTGCTTCTTCTATGTGTTGTTTAACTACAGCTAATCTTACTTTTGTACCTGATGCGTGTGTAGGGTCTGTTCCATGTTTTGAATCTATATCTCTTGTAACTGTAGCTGCTGCGTGATTTGTTCCTGATGCCCATAAAATTACTTCTCTATTGCTGTCGTTATCAGGGTCAATAACAAAATACGCAGGAGAATCTACTCCTGGGTCATCTGTTAAATTCATTGATGTACCACCACTAGCTAACTGTGCAGCTAACGTGGTTTCAAAAGCGTTTACTAAATTGGTTTCTCTAGCTGTCATATCTATCTATTATACACATCTTGTTTAAAATTTTTCTATCTTTATTATCCAAATCTCATTACTCCATATCCATTTACGGCAAAAATGTTTCCTGATGTAACACTACCATAAATTTCTTGTCTTGTACCTCTAATTGTAATAATAGCATACTGAGTAACACTTCCAACATTAGCATATTGTCCTGTGATAGGATATTGTATTGACTCAACAACACCTCTAATTACTTCAGCAGGGTCATACACTTCTAAAGTAACAGCATCTCCTTCTTTATCTTTTAATGTTTGGTATATAGTCTCACCTAAATTTTTTACAGTTATAGGTTTTCTCATTGGTCTTTCAACTCTATCACTTAAGTTAACTGGTATCTGTACAACTACAAGTTCAGGTCTTGCTAATGCACGTATTTGAATTGATTGAACTGTAGGTGTAGTGTCTGTTCCAGAAACACCTGCAGCAGCCTTTAAAACTACTTTCATAGCACCATACCTAGAAACATTATTTATTTGTGAAGTAGCTGTACCACTACCTGATATAACATTAACTGCTAAATGCCAATTAGAACCATCAGAATCATTAATAGTATCTAATTCATCTGCAACGTGTAATTCAACAGCATCCCCTGAATTTATAGTTCCTGTTTCTACTTGTGCTTCTACAAATTGTTTTTTTTCAGCAGTAAAAAAATCTGCTGCTGCTGATATTAGATAACCTTCTGATTCATATATAGATGTTTGTTTATAAAAACCACTACCACCAACTATTGCTATTATTTTTTCATCTACTTTTGAAATACCTTTCATTAATCCACCAGCACCACACTTGAGGTCTCTGGCTATACCTGCAGTAGGTAAGTAATATCTCCACAGAAATGTTTCTGATGCAGATTCCTTAATACCTGTATAGACAGAATCCCTAGTTGCATATAAGAACATAGGTTGAGCAGAAATAGAACTTATATTCCACTCTTTAATTAATTGCTGATTAGCTAATACATATAAATCATCAGCTACAGTAAGTGATGCTCTGTATAATCTTCCAATAACTTTACTTCCTGTTTGTACTTCTTTTACTCCATAAAATATTTCTCCCTGTGCTTCAGCTACACAAGTTGGTATCTCTCCTCCTGATAATTCTGTTTGTCCTTTAGCTGTAAATGTACCTGCATTATCTTTAATAGAATAAATCCTTCCATCTGATGCTGTCGCTAGTATAACTGCACCCACATCAGCAACATCTGTCCACGTCTGACCAGAAGGTAATGTAATAATTGCTGAACCTACAGTTGTATTACCATCATATTGGTGTATGGTAGTTCCAACACTTACTAACAATCTTCCCTTGACTGACCAGATTCCATCATAGATAGCTGCTGAAACTTTTTGAGCTGAACTACTTCCATCCCAAGTTTCTATCTCACCTGCTGAACCATTATTAGCAGCCATATAAAGCATATCTCCATGTGATGCCATGCCTTTAATGTTATAACCAGCCGTAAGACCATGAGTTATTGTTGACCAAGTATCTCCTCCATCTGTTGATTTTTTTAATGTTGCATCATCACAAACATAAATACTTGTTCCAACAACTGCCATATAGTTATCATCATCTGATGAAGAAAATGTTACATCAGAATCAAATGCTGTTGTATGAAGTAATCTTATGTTATAAGCAGTTCCTCTGTCTTTATCAAATACGTCAATACCTTTGCTATCCCAAAACCTTGTAATGTCTGAGGGTTTACCTGCCCTTTGATGAGCTAAGTCTAAGTTGCTACCTCCTGAAAAATCATTTCTTGAATATATACGACCAATATTAGTAGTAAAATCTTCTGCGTTTTGTCTAACATCTATGTCTTGACCTTGAACATCTGATGACTGTATAGTCATCTGTCTATCAGGACCTACTGCTGCTCTAAGCAAATAGTTATCAATACGAAAATCGTACCCTTTTCTTTTAGGATTTATTACGTCTCCAGATGTAGGTATTCTAGGCATTATGCCTGTATTCCAAATACCATTCCATCAACTGATACTGCTTCAGGATATTTAGCTCTTAAATATTTTCTAGCTTGATTAATTAAAAGTTGTTGATATTGAAGTAATGAATTTCTTACAGAGTTACTTGAGCCAACTGGATAACCTTGGACAGCCATTTGGTCTGTAATATAATCTGTTGTAGCAGCAGGAATATCTCTACCAGACATCATCTGAGCAGAAACACCTGCCATAATAATAGGCTCGTATTCTGGTTCTAAACCAACAGTAGATAATGAAGACGATTCTCCAGTAGGTTCTATAAATTTCTTTTTAAAGGTTACATAAGCAGTATGACCTGATGATATTCCTGAAAACTGAATTGCGTGTACAACACTAGGACCTGTTGAATAGGTAAATGTTCTTGATACTCCATCACTATCTGTATAAGTAAATGGATTAGGAAGTTCTACTAAAGAACAAGTTACAGGAGTAAAATTAACACCAGTAGTATCTGAACCTGAACTAAAATCTGTATATTGTGATATAGCACTTAGTATAGATACAACATAGTTGTGTGTTCCAACATCATCATAACTTCCAAGTAATGTATATCCAGTACCTGTAGTTATTGATTGTGTATCTACTGCAAATAATGTAGGGAATAAATTATTTATTTGGTCAACTACTGCATCAAATACTGCTTTTCTTGTAAACACAGGAGCTATCTTAATTATTTTTCCTGTTGTATGTCCTGTTGGTTCAGTTCCTAAAGCTCCTCTAACTACTGTGATAGTGTTATTAACAGTATCAATATCAGTACAATACATAAGTTCTTGTTCACACTCAATGATTGTTCCTGCATCCATCATATCTTCTTCTTCTTGTGTTAATAAATCTGCATCAAAAGATATAGAAGTTGCTGAAGCATTAAAATCTGTAGCAACTGCAGTATATGAATTTAAGTCATCCATAGGTTCTAAGTATTCTCTAAAAACTCTATTTACTAAATCTCCTATTGTTGAACTCATTATGCTGACCTATCTATTTCTTCTGCGTAAGGTGATATACCGAATGCTGCTATAGCAAATCCACCACTAGCAGGTAATTGGTCATCTATAGGGCTTGGAAATGATGGTTCAACATCAGTCTTAGAATCAATTTCTAAAACTCTACCTTCTTTAAGCATTAAGAGCATACTCATTGTAACTCCTAACTATGTCTAAAGTGTAATACTATGCTTCTGTCTGCTGCTTCTGTTCCGTTAGATGATACTCTGATATAACCATTACTTGCAAAAGCCCAACCTGAAGGGTCAACTCTTACCATATTTCCTGCTGAAACTGTGTAGCTTACTTCTGTGCCATCTGTTTCGTGAACATCAATCCATCCTGTGCTTCCGTTCATAGAAAAATCAAATGTGATTGCAGTACCTGTCATTGCTGCAGGAAACTCAACACCAGCAAGTAACATTCCGTCTGTTCTTACAGCGAGGCTATCATTGTTATCTTCTGATACATCTATTAAAGCTGTTTTACTAATCATATCTTCCTTACTATAGCAGAACAATGGGAGCAGGTGGAGCTACTCCCAAAGTTCTTTAATTATAACTTTACGCTACTGCTTGGATTTTGCAATGATATGAAGGAGGACCAAATTCAAATCCCATCTCCATATAAACTGCTTTACCAATTCTTGCATTAGCATCTTGGTCTAAATCACGAACGAACACAGTACCATATCCTGGGATATTTGTGAATACTGGTTGTATGTAAGCTAGGTCCAAGATGAAAGCAGAGCCTGTTGGCATGATATCAGGGTCAATAACCATCAATCCGATTGAACCGAATGGGGTTACGATTGTATCAATGTCAACACCAGCAACATTTCTATCTCTAGGAATGATTGCTCCTGCTATATCTACTGTACCTTTAACAAGTTCATTGTTAAGGTCTAGTAGTTGTTGTGGACTAACACAAAGTACAGGTTGTTTCATTGGAGCATGGTTGTCATACATTCTCTTTAACGCACCTGATATAGTTGCGAAAGAGATGACTTGAGCTGAACCAGTTCCATCACCTGAAGCGTCATTGTAGTAGCAGTTACCACCTAATGGGTTTACTGCTGCAGAGTTGTTAGCGTTCTTGTTTAATGTAATCCATACATCAATTCCGTACATTTCTCTAGTTCCTGACCCAGGTGTGGTGTTAGCACCATCTGAGAAAGAACCATTAAATGCGAACCATTCTACTTCTCTTGCTACTTTTTCCATAGCTTTTTCAAGCTGTAATGCAAATTCGTCTGTTACTGGATTTCCACCGAATAAACCTAATTCGTTTGCTGCTGTTGTTGTACCATCACCATCTGATTGATTAGCAATGTTAGCTGACAACGCAAAAGGATTTTGGTTACCTGTGGATGCTAAAGCTGTATAGGTCATTTGTACACCTTTATGGAAAATTTGAGTTACATGAGTATATGCAGCTCTGTCTCTTCCAAGATATTCTGTAGGTGCAGCACCTTCTTGTCCTTTAGTAGGTTCTGAAGAAATGATTGCATTATCTTCTACTTGGACTTGCCAAAATGTAGAATTTAATACTTTACCACCATTCAAACCACCAACTGAGGAAAGTAAAGGTGTTCTTTGACCACCAACTTTAAACAACTCACCAGTAAAGTTATTAATATTTTGTGCATAAATCGTACTATTAGTTAACGATATGTCTGCCATAATAATCTTCTCCTATATAAATTGTTTCTATTACTTTTTTGAAGAAGACTTAAAAGTTACTATTTAGAGTTCTTTTTAGCTTCTTCTATCGCAAATAATTTAGCAGATATAGATTGTTTGGTTGTGCCTTTAGCTTCAACTTCTTTAATTTGTGAAACTATATCATCACTATAAACATCTACTACAGAACTTTTTTGGATGTTGTCTAGTCTGGTTTGACTTTCTTCAACCTCTGTTACTTCTGATTGTATTCCGTCTTGTTGCCCAAACTCTACTCCAAATTCTTCCGAAGCATACTTCTGAATGCTTTCTACATTCATTTCACCTTCGTATAATTTTTCTACTGCTTTACCAACACCTGTTGAAGTATCAAGACCTGCATCTTTAAAAATCTGCACTTTTTCTTTTGCTTCAAACTCTGCGAGTCTTCCTTCTAAGAACTCATTTTTTTCTCTAAGTTCCTTCCAATTCTTCTCGCCTGTGTTAGCTGCTGAGTTTTGTTCTCCATCTGTCATATTTACTTGTCCTTACTTCATACGATATTTTTACAAGAGGTGTATGAGTTACCTCTGCCTATTTTTTTACGCTACTTTTTTTATTTGACAGGTCTTGTTAGTAGGCATCAAGACCGAATACAATTCTAGGTCAAGTTTAACCCCCAGACCTTAGTACAGGGTCATAGTTATTATATCATATATTTTTAAAGGGGAAGGCTTTATCCTAATATTCGGTTAAACCTGTAACTGCACCAGTCTTTGATTTAGTTGCACCTGATATTACAGATGATTGAGATTCTGTTTGTCTTATAATATTTATTATTTCATCTAGCTCTTCTTGTTCACCAATCTCTAAACCTGCAACAATATCTTGTGCTGTTGGAACACCTCTACCTTGAGATAATGCTTGTTGTTGAATGTTTCTAACTTTTTGAAATCCTCTTCTAGCTGTCTCAACATTTAATCCTTTTGCTCTTAGTGCTTCTGCTGCTTCAACTGTTATATCAGTACCTGCAAGTAATGCTTCTGCACCTATTTGAGACCTAAGAACTCTTTGACCCAAAACATCTCTAGCTGAAATAGTTCCTGATATAATACTTTCTCCTATCTTAGGGTCTATAGCACTAGCAATTATTTCTTCATCAGTCAAATCTCTATTAAAATTTCTTTTATAAAATTCTTTTACTTGAGGGATTGCTTGTAAGACTTGAGAATAAACTGTATTAATTCTTGTTCCTAACTCATCTGGAGAAACTACATTTTCTACAAGTTGTTGTTTTCTTTCTGATGTCATAATTAAATCAGAGTTAATACCTATAGCATCTATTTTTCTTTTATACCCATCAATAAGTTGTGAGTATTCTCTCTCTGAATATTTAACTGTTACTCCATCTGGATTAAGATTACCTGCAAATACAGATTTATATTCATCTGTCTGTCTCATAGCTTTTATAGCTTCTGCACTATCGTTACCTGTCTCTATATATTTTTGTATATAAATATTTAACAATGTATCTGATAACAAAGTTCCAAATAAATTTGCAGTTTTCTGTTTAAGTTTTGTTAATGCGTCTTGTGATAGTGTAGCCATTATGTACTGAATCCTCTCTGAACATCAGCTCCTATTGCTTCTATTAAATCACTTGTTACTTTATCATAAACAGTTTCATTATCAGTATTTAATCCATATACAGTTGCTTCTTGTTGTGCTACGTTCTGGTCATTAGATTGTAATATCTTCATAAAGCTATCTGATGTTTCATTCATTCTTTCACCTAAATAACTAAATGCCCAGTTTCTCCAAGGTGTTGCTATATCTTCATATGTTAATGTTTCATCATAAATCTCTGGATTAAATAAAGCTCTTCTTGCAGCTTTTAACTTTTCGTTTATTTCAAATCTTCCTACTGCTTCTGACTCAGCGTTTCTATATATACTTGCATAACTAGCCATAGTTGTTTCATCTAGTTTTCCATAAGCTGGACCTAACCATCTATCAGCTATTTCTTGAACAGCAGCATATCCTGCTTTAGTTTGTTCTACAGTTCCTTTACCCTCTAACCAATTTGTAATTCTTTCATCTACTTGTATTCCTGAAGTTCTATCTGATAGAGCTTTAATTTGTTCTAATGCAAGACCTTCTGAAAAATTTCCAAAAGTAATTTGGTCTCCAAAAAATTCTGAAAGAGTATTACCATTAGCATCTTTAATTAAATCTACGTTACTTATACCTGATTGTTTTAATAATTCTCTATATTTAAATCTGTTTTCTTCTAAATATGTTTTAGCATCAGCAGGTAAGTTAGGGTCTGCAATACCTCTACCTTTTGATAGTGTAAGCCATTCTCTTTGTTCTTTTGTACTGTTATTCCACCATTCAGTATTAGCCCACTCTTCAGGTAATATTTGTCTATTTTCTACAAATCCTTCTGTCCATAATTTGAACATACCATCATCTGTTTTTAACCAAGGTCTTCCCAAGGTTGCTTTATCAAATGTATCTACAAATCCTAGAAAAGGACTTTCGCCTTCTTTAATTACTTTGTCATCAAGCTCTCTAGCACTACCAAAATATACTGAATTTGTCCATACATCATCTGATGGAGATACAACAGAAGGTCTTTGCCTTCCACTATATAACATATTTAATTCTGATTCAGTTGCAACGTAACGCATAAACATTAATGTATTAGGTATCTGCCATACTACATATTTGTTTCCATCCTTTTCCCATATCTGTGAATTTGTAAAGGATGTTACTGCTTGACCACCTTGTGTTACTGCACTATCTACAGGTTGACCTGCTGCTTCTGGGTCATAAACATAGATACCTTCATTACTTAAACTGTAACCATTATTTAAAACATCTAATAAATCTTCGTAACTATAAACAAGTTCTCCATCTTTACTATCTTTTCTATAAACTCTTATTCCATTTTTATAATCATCTGCAGTAAAACCAAATTCATCTTTTTGATTACTTGAACCACCACCTGGACTACCACCTGGACTACCACCTGGACCACCACCTGGACCACCTGTTTCAGCATTTGATTTTTCTCTATTTAATTGTGCTGTTTCTACTGCTTCTTCATAGGAACCTGCTTCTGATGGTACTTGTGATTCGTAATCACTTGCAGCACTATAAAGTCTTGAATCTGAAGGGTCTTTAATATCTTGAGGTGGAGTGCCAAATATATTAGTTATACCTGCACTTCTTTTTAATAGAGGGTCTGGTTCGTTTGCAGTTTTAGGTGGTAAACCAGCTCTAAGTGCATCAATTCTTTTATTATATCTTGTTGATTCATATTGTTGTTTACTTATCTGTCCAGAAACAAGCTGCATTAATAATTTTCGTTCTTCTTCAGGTGTCATATTAATATCCAGTATAACCTATATTGTTATCTGACAAGGCATATCCACGTTTCTCTTCATCTGATAATTCAACAACGTGTTCACCTATTTCTTCAAATGCTTTATTTATAATAGGTTCACTTATCTTCCAAGATAATGACCAAGTATCACTAACTGAACCCATTTCTTGCCACATATCTTTACCCATCCTCTTCCAGTCATAATCAATATACTTAGGCTCTTCACCTTCTATTGTTTTACCACCCATAAAAGATGGTACATACTGGTCTGATGGACCACCTTGATTAGCTTGTGCTTTATTCCAAGCATTACCTACATCTAAAGCTAGTAAAGTTAACTCGTAAGCTACATAAGCATACAATACAGGAACTGCTACAGCACCTAATCCTAATCTAGGTAACATTCTCATTAATGATTGTTCAATTACTATGTCTCCTGGGTCTAACACTTGAGTTGTTTTAAATAAATTACCAACCATTTTTTTAGATTGATTCCATATTTGGGAAGACAATCCAGGTTCTTTGGCTGCTAGTTCCATAACTTGTGCTAACTTTTCTGGGTTAACTGTATCTAAATTATTTATATCAGTAACAACTGAACCTGCTGCTTGAATATAATTTTCTGGCATTAAAGCCACCTTCTGGTCAGCAAATGGTCTATCTAAAGGTTTAATATGTCCTGCTTCTCCCTTACCAATAATTCTCCCTGTGTCATCTCTCATATGTTGTCCATAATTAGTAAATGTATTTTGACCTAATGTCTCTGTTGTCATAACTCTTTGTGCATCAGGAGAGTATAACTCTTTATGAGCTAACCAAGCATTATATTCTCCTCTTGGACCAAAAGTATTTCCTCTCATACCATGACCAAAAGTATCGTGAACTGCTCTAAATACATCATTGTTCGTCATAGTTCTTCCATTAAGGTCAACATATTTAGATGTCTCTAACATTGGGTTTTGGTCAACTGATACATTTGAACCAAAGCTACCTTCAGTAGATAATATTTTAAATACACCTCTTTCCATGTCTTGCATCATAGCTTGATGTCCAATTTGATTAGGTGTGTATGGGTCAACATCTACTAATTCAATTTGTAATCCTGAATTTAATAATGCTTCATATTGCATATTTGTTTCATTAATAAATTTTTTGTAATAAGGTATTGCTGCAGGGTCAAAAGCAGGAAGTGCATCAAATATATCTGCACCTATTGCACCAATTTCATCAGCAAATACAGTTATTGGAGTAAAACTAGGTTCTGGTAAACCAAACATTTCTGCATATTGTGCAGCTACATTTCTAACTCTTTGACTATAGTTAGCTCCTCCTAGTTCAACTAAATCATCTCCTGTTCTTAGAATATTTTTTCTTTGTCTTGCAATAGCTTCTACTATTTCATTGTCTGTTAATTCTTCACCTGCTAATAATCTATCTACAACTTCTCCATTAATAATATCCATTGAATTTCTATTAGATTGTTTAATGTTTTTATTGGCTTCTGCATCTAATGGAATAACATATTCATCTACAACAAGTACCTCTTTTTCATTTCCATAACCAAGACCTCCACGAATACCTAACGCTTCTGTATCTATTACGTGTTCTGTAGGAACTAAGTATGCACGTATCTCTCCACCTTTATCACCTTGTTGGTAAAAACCCATTCCTGTAGCTACATCATAAGATTTTGTAAAACTACTTATTCCGTTAGGACTTCCATCATGGTACCCTAAATCACCCAATCTAAATACAAGCATATATTCTGTATCAGGTAAAAATGATTTTTGACTTTTTTTAATTACATCTTGTATTATGTTTTTAATTTCTACTTGATTATCTACAATCAAGTCAGCAACTTCTTTATTTATTCCTGCTTTTTTTACAAATTCTTTACTATGTGTAATATTATCTGCATCTAGGTTTAAACCAGTTTCTAAAATAGGAACATCACCCATAAATACTTTTTTAATAATATCTGCTTTTGCATCTGTTGCACTATATTTGCCTGTTGATTCATATGCTTGAAGACGATAAATAAATTGAGCTAATCTGGATTTTTCTACATCATCAAGTTTATTAATAGAACCTGACTTTAAAGCAGGGATAAGTGTTTTGTTTATATATTCTAAATTAATAGGATTTTCCCAATAAGCCTTTTCAGACCAAGGCAGATAAGCATATTCACCTATTTTATCTTTAAAAACTTTATAAGCACCAGGTCCTTCACCAGACAAATCTGTATATACAATAGTTCCATCATCATTAGGTGTAATTCCCCTTGAATCTGTGATAAATTCAGGAACCTCAAATGGTGTATTTGTTTCTATTAACATTCTACTGTATTCTTCTTGAGTCATGGCATCACCAAAAAGTGTTTCCCAAGATTCTTTCCAAAAATTATCTGGATTCTTTACTACAGGAGAATCTTCAATATACTCTATAGTTTTATGTACAGTAGGAACTGAATCATCTCCTACTCTTAATGTATTTCTGTTTGGGTTAACATTATTCACTATACTTTCTGGATTGTTTACCATTACTTTATGAATATCAGTTTCAGGTAATTCATCAAACGTTACAGTTTCTATTCCTATAGCTTTAAAAAATTTTTTAATGTTTTCTTGACTTGTTGTATTACCACCTTGTCCACCCACTTGTGTATAGTTAGAACCACTCCAAGTTCTATTTCTAATTCTAATTGAGTTTTTAGTGGCTTCATCTAAATTTTCAAAATCCTCCACTAATTTTATTAACGTTTCATCACCTATTGGGTCTCCTAGTTTTTGCTCTATGGTGTATTCACTTGCACCTAAATCTTCAAACAATTCAATCATAGCTTCATATACAGCTTTTCTTGATTCGGCTGTAGGGTACCCAGCTTTATTAGGTAATATTGCAAGACGATTTCTATCACTACCAAAAGATGAAACATTCGGACTTACATGAACAGGAATATATTCTACACCTGAATCAAGATAGGCTCTTAATCTATGATTACCATCTCCAAATTGTAAATATCCATTTTTATCTACAGTTACTTCAAATGATGGTGCATATATTTTTCCTTCTTCAATATCATATCTATCTAAGAAAAAGCCATTCTTTTTAATATTTTCTACCATAGCTGATATATACTTGTCAGGAGTTACACCCACTCCAATAATACCTGGAGTTATCATTCTGTCATACTCTACCATTTTTATAGCATCTTCTGTTTTCATGTAAACTACGTTAGGACCATCAGGTGTTCCACTACCTCCCACAGTTCCTGATAGTTTTATTGTAGGAACTTCATCATCTCCTACTCTTAATGTAGGTCTGTCAGTTGGAGGTGTGTCTATTATTATTTCATCTATTTGATTTGCTGTAGCTTGAGAAGTTTTGAATTGTTCTACAGTTGTATCTTCTATATTAATTTTTTTACCAATCCCTAATTCATCATTAGGGTCTAGTAAAACAACTTCATACTGTGCATTAGTTGGTCCTGAAACAAATCCTTCTATACCTGCTTTTCTAAGTGCAGTAAAAGTAAGTTCTGTATCTCCAACTTCTCTTGCTAATACTTTTGTAAATACTTCTGAACCACCATCATAAACACGCTTTCCTGTATCATCATATCTAAATGAAATTGTGCTATTTTTAGAAGATTCAACTAAATCATCAAAAGATACTCCAGTTTCTTGAGCAAATATATCCCAATCTATTTTTTCTATTTGGTCCCCTAATGGTGCAGAACCTCCAACATTAGATTTAGGATAAAATATATCTCTACCTCTAAATTCTCCTTCTTGAATATTTATTAATAAATTATCTGTATTAACTTGTACTTTGTAAAAATTATCAACAGCTTCTCTATAATTTCCAGGACCTCTTATTTGATTTAAAGTTTTATTACCTATTGGTTCTGTGTAAAAACCAGGGATATGATTAGCACCACCCATTGTATGACTAAATTTTATTTCATTTGCAGGAACATTACCACCTGCGTGTTTAACATAAAGCTCAACATTTCCTTTAGTATCTCTATTTAAACTATTAAAAAAATTATCAGCTAATTGATTAGGAGTTAAATCATCTGGGTCCATATTAAATTACTTCCCCTTTAATATATTAATACCTCTGGATAGAACATCAGTCCAGCTATCTTTATGTTCATTTTCTGATGCTGAAACTCTCATGTCAGGAAGACCAGATTCTTTTCTTTGTTGTTTAACTTTAGCTTCCAACATTTGTTTAACTCTACTATAAGATTGTGTATTCATATTTGGTGGTAAAGGTTGTGCTTGTATTGGAACTTGTTGTAAATAATCCATTCCTAAATTTACTTCTTTAGGTGGACGTGGACCAGGAACAAAACCTTCTTCTGGTTCTGGAATACCTCTATCAGGTTCTTGATTCATTTCATTTATTATTTTTTGTTTAACTTCTTGTGCATCAATATTTTTAGGGTCATTAAATTTAGCTACAGTTAATGGATAAAGTTTATCAATAGCTTCTTTAAAATTTTTAGCTGTAACATCTTTAGTTTTTTGTTCAAATATGTATTTAAAAACTAAAGCGTTGTCGTTTAAGTTAGCTCTTTCTTTAAACCAAGTAGCAGCAAATTGTTTTTGTTCATCTGTAAAATTTAATAATGATTCTTGTCCTGGTTGTGCGTTGTTTTCTGATAAAACTTTATCTTGTTCTTTACTAACATTAGGAACTATTTCTCCTAATTCTTTCATAGCTTTATATATTCCAGGTGCCATTGAATTTAAATTAGCTTGGAATATACCCCATGATGGAGAGAACTCATCTAAGGCATTTCTTGTAAAATAGACTCCATCAACTCTGGATTCGTAACCTGCTATAGGTACAACATATTCTATTACTTCTGCTGATACACCAACATTCTGTAATGCTACAATAACTGCCTGTGTTGGATATGAATCTGGTTCCATATTATATCCTCTTTACTGGTGTTGATTCTGCTGCATCTAAGCCTCTAAGATTTGCAGACATTCTTGAGAAAGTATCATCTTCAAGGTCTGCTTGTCTTTCTAATTCTTCTCTTGGTTTAAACACCTCATCTAGTAAATCATCACTTCCTTGTTGTAATAATTCTACATTAGGTTCTTCTGCTGGTGTACCTGGTATATATTGACCTGCTCCTGTACCTTGAATAGAAACAAGTTGTTCTTTACTACCAGGGTCTAATCCTTCTAAGTAATCTTGATACTCTACTATTGGTCCTTCTGTAAATTTATTTCTAATAAAAGATTTTTCATAATCGCTTAAAGGAGAACCTTTTCTAATTTCTGCTGTTTTTAATAACTCATCACCTAATTCAGATATAGCTTCTTCTGATAATGTGTAATCTGCTGATTGCGTAAAAGCGTTTATTGAAAACGCATTAGCTTCTAAAACTTTAACTGCATTTACCCATGACATCTGTCCACCATTGTTCATTGAAAACTCCATAGCTAGTTTTATTCCTTTTAATAACTCCTCATCAATTCCTGAACCAATAGTTTTACTTAAATCTATTAATCCAGCATTTGCTAATAAGTTTTTAATTTGTATTCTCATAGCTGGAGTCATAGCTCTTGCTTGTTCACCAACGTTTCTTTTAAAATAAACATACTTATAAGCTGCAGAAACACCTAACATATCTCTTCTATATTGTTGGTATTCATCACTTGTTAAAAATTCTTCTGCATTTACAACAGACATTACTGATTCCCCTTCTCTACCTGTTCTACCTGTATCTATTTCGTATTCGTCAAGAAACCCATTACCTAATGGTGTATTTGGAGAACCTACAATACCTGTTAATATCTGGTCAATAACATATTCAAATTCATTATCTCCTGTAGCTGAAGGTGGAATATTAGTAGTGCCTGTTTCAGTTCCTGGAAACGCTTCTCTACCTCCAGGTGTAGTATTTCCTGGTGTAGTACCTGTATTATCTCCTACTCCCCATGGTCCGTGTCCTTCTTCGTGTGGCATTTATTAATCTCCTAATCCAAATTTTGTAAGTTCGTAACTGAATACCTCTTCAAATACTATCAGAAACTTTGGGTTTTTTCTGCCTATTATCTGAGCTTTTGTAAACAGCTCTTCCCTAATTGCTTGAGCTGCTGGAGATTCATTCCTCATAAGCCAATTTACAGCATCTTCTTCCATAGGCATTAATTTTTCTACTTGTATTTTGTCTATTACTGTTTGTCTATAACCTAAATACTCTGTTAATTCATCAGTCATTTCAAAATCTTTAAACCTAGAATCTTTTACAGCTCTGTTAAAGTAATCAATCATTACATCATTTGGTACTCCAAATTCATAATCCATACCTAATACTTTATTTAATTCTGCAGAACTACCATAAGCCATTGGAAACATTTTTTTTGTTTCATTTTCTATTAAAGCAAATTTAGCTTTTTTCTTAGCTGCTCTTTCTCCTGGGTCTGTTGTACTGTTGTCAATAACTTGAGACCAATAATCTTTTTGTCCTTTTTCAACAATAGATGCAAGATAAGTTTGAACAGAAAAATAAAACTCATCATTAGTTTTAGGTCTCATGAGACCTAAGTTTTTAATAGAACCAAATCCTGAATAATCTACTTTACCTTCATCTAATCCTGAAGCAAAATAAGTAATAACTGGTCCATAATCTGCTGCTAATTCTGGATTGTCTAATACAAAATCATATTCTTTTGTTGTTCTAGGTAATCTTCCACCTTCAGAAATATTCTTACCCTTTATTTGTAAAGCAGTAGAAGTAAATGCTTCAGCTAAGTTATGTCTATCAAGACCTAATAATTTTGATATTTCTAATAATGCGTAAAACTCTCCTTGTTGTCCTAACTTCATAACATATTCATCTTTTATATCATTATAAAATCCCATAATTGCTGCTATCTCTACAAAGTTGTTATACATAAGACCATGGTCTGCTCCACTTTCGTCATACCATTTTTTAAATACAGCTTCGTTTCCTTCTACCTCATACATAACGTGTAATCTTGGAGCCATAGGATTTATAAATCTATCCCATGCTTTTATTTGCATATAGTTTGTTGCTAGTTGTAAAGCAACTTCTTCTAAAGCCTCAACGTCTGTAGATAAATCAGGACGTAATAACCCTGCAATTTGATAGCCTTGATTAACTGATGAAAACCACATATCTTCATCTAAACCTTTTTTACCAAAATTTAAAGCAGCAGCATTTAATGTATTTTTAGCTACGGATGGCATAGTGCTATTTACTATTGCTGCAGGTAAATCTTCTAAAGAATTTACATTTGCAAACTGTAATTCAAAACCACCAAATATCCATTTTTCTAATAAACGTTTACCTCCAGGATTTTCTGATACTAACAAACCAGTTGGAATCATAAGTGCAGGTCCTACTGGTGGAAACAATCCACCACCACCTACTAACATTCCAGTTAAAGGAAAACTTCTTTTTGCAATAATACTTGAATCATCTACTTCTGTATCATCTGTCCACATACCTCTACCTTCACTTTTAATTAAATCTTCAAACGGAGTTCCACCTACTGGTATTATTAAATGTTTATCACCATATTTATCTTCGTATATATAATTGTGTTCAATTCCTTTTCTAACTCCAAATCCTATTTGAGCAACAGCTTTAGGGTTAGCCAGAGCTAAGTTTGCATATCTACCTATTACTTCTCTCCATGCTTCAAAGAAAGCAAATCCTATTCTGTATGCTTGAGAAAAATAACCTCTCTCTGTTAAGTTATAAAGTAACCTTGAGTGCAATTCAAAAGCATACTCCCAAGCTCTGTCATGCAAATCATCCATAGTCATGTTCCTTGGCAATCCTGTTTTAATATCATTCATATCTAGCATTGATTGATAATCACCACTAAATACACGTTCCATAATTGGATTATTATTTGGTTTAAGTATTGATACGTTACCTGCTTTTTGATTTACAATAGCTCTAATACCTGCTTTATCAAGAATATCATAAGGTCTAACTTTACCTACTGCAGATACTGTTATAGCTTTATTAGGATTAAATGCTTTTCTTTGAGCAGATGTATTTAATAAATCTTGACCTGCTCTTCTTATTACATCAAAAGCATCTGGATTATTCATAGTAAGTATATCTTCATAACCTGTTTCAGATACATTTCCTATAGCTTTTTGTTTAGACATTATTCCTAAATATTGTGCTTTAGCTAATGCTTCATCACTAGCATTAACAACATTTGCACCTACACCTCTATCTATTCTTACAGTTATATCTAAATGAGTTGCACCTTTTTCATCAACCCATACACCTAAATAATGATTTTCTTTACTTAATATAGATTTATTTTTTTCTATATATTTTTTAATTATTGCTTTAGTTAAATCGTTTTTAACAATAACTTCTCTTGCTCCATAAGGAGATACGTATAATCCAGGCTTTTCTACAAACGTATCTAAACCTAAATCATAACTACCTCCTGTTTCTCCTGACATAGATTTTGCTCCTAGGTCATTAAATACTTGTTCTGTTTTTTCATCAACAGAACCTTTTTTACGAAAAAGATTTCTTGATGATAGTTTTGTACCTAACACTCTTTCTATTGTTGAAATACCTACATCTTGTTTTTTACCTGTTTCTTTTTTTCCTGCCATTTTTCCTGATTGCAATACTCTTTCAAGTTTTATTAAATTAGCATCATTACCAGTAATACCCAGTAATTCAAACAATTCTCTTTGATTAGTCGGTAAATCAAATTTGCCTTTTGTTTTAGCAAGATATTCAATAGCTTCATCTACTAATTTAGTTGCAGTATCTGTAGTAGTATTAAAAGAATCTGCAATAGTATTGATTAATAATTCTTTGTTTGGTAAAGCACCATCAATAATTGCTTCTGATTTATTAATAGAAAAGTTATAAACACCTATTGCATCTGAGTCTTCTCCTACTCTATAGTCAGCAACTTTTCTTTGAGTTTTAAAAGTTTTTAATTCAGTATTATATAAATCTAAATCTAAATCTAAAGAATCTTTATTTGCATTAAATCTTTTTAATACAGTTAAAGACTGTTGACCATTTTCAGAATAACCAATAATAGACAATGAATCACCATTATCAAATACTTTAATAGGTACTTTTCTATCTACAATAGAAACATCTGAAACTAAATCTTTAACTTTATCATATTCTTTTTGAACCAATTCAAACATTTCATCACTTAAATTTATATTTGAAGCATCATCTAAATGTGCATTTAACAAATCATTTAAAGCACCTTTACTAGCAAAACCTATTGTTGATTGCAAATACCATTCATACGCTTGTCTAATTAAAGGTAGTCTTGCAAGGTTAAATTCAAATTGTGCAGTAGCATAAAATAAAGCGTTCATAAATTTTTGATAACTTTTTACATCCTCAACAACTTCTTTTTGTTTTGGAATTTGTGAAGGCAAATCATCTTGATACCTTCCTACTAATTTTTTAAGTCTTTGATAATATCTTGAATATTGGTTTGGAGACATAGAATCTACTGACCTTAAATCTACTGTTGTTCTACCACCAATTTTACCTACTCTACCATTAGCTATTATTTCTAATATTTCGTCATGTCCACCTGTGTAATTATTTAAAGTGTTTACATAATGTCTAGCTAATTTATCATAACTATCTGAACCAGTAGCTATTGGTATAGTTCCAGGATGGTATTTACTTCTTGACAACATCATTTTATTTGATTCTTCAACTATCCCACGCAAAGATGGTGTCTCTTGAATAATTTTAGATATTGATGTTGCATCATGTCCATCTCTCATTAATGTAGCAACAACCATACCAAGGTCATCATCTATATATTGAAATAAATATTCTGCATAGGCTTCTATATAAGAATCATCTAATACAAAATCAAGCATTTCTCCTTCAGGTGTAGGAACATTCTTTTGTCCTATTTTATTAACTAAATAATATCCTGTATCACCATTTCCTTTACGAAATGTAAAAGTAGGACTTGCAGACATAACACCATCTAATTCTGGAATACCACGTTCTGCAGAGTCAACAAAGATATTTAATTTTTTTCTTACCCATGCAGGTATTTTTTCTTCTAATTTTTTAAATTTTTTAAAATCTTCTGAATGTTTTTTCCATGGACCTTTTAAAGATGTAGATGGTTTACCAAATATTTTAGACAACAAACCTGCTTCGTCATTCATCATAAGTTTTATATAATTAAGAGGGTTTCCTCTAAACATTGACCTTACGCCTAGTAAAGACATTCTTAAATTACCATCAATAATTAATTTAGATGGATATGAAAATCTTCCTAACAAAGCAAGTGGGTACCAAAGACTTCTTACATAACCAAAAGTACCTTTTTCTATAGCAGATAATCCTGCTTCTTGTCCTTTAAATAAAAGTGAAGGGTCATCTACTCCAGGAGCTATTTCATTTATTATTTTTCCTATTGGTGTATCAGGGTCATAAATAGTTCCTGATTTACCTTCATCAAATGCTTTTCTTGCAGCAGCAGTAACTTCATCAATGCCTTCTTTTTCTATTACTACTTTTGCCCTAAGTCTTCTTCTTTGACTGGTAGCTTTTATTGCTTTTATAACATCAGGAACTTCTATACCATATCCTGTAAATTGACTAAGAAGTTCAATAGATTGGTCTTCAAAATCTTTTAATCCTGCTAAATCATTTACTTGATGACCAAATTGTCTTTGAGTTAATATATCTACTTCATCACCATCAAAATACATTTCATTTCTACTAGGTTTTTTAAAACCCTCAGTATCATCAAATCCTCTTTTAACTCTTTTTAAAGCACCTTTTGTTTTTTTATCACCATGCCAAAACAATCTTATTTCATCATCTGTCATTCCAAATAAATGTCTAAGTTGTAAAGAACCTTCTGTTATAAGAAGACCATCATAATATATCTCTTGTGCTTTAGTATATAATCCATCATCTATTGCTTTTTGAAAATCTAATAATAATTTATTAGCTCTAGCTTCTGGAACTTTAAATAATGTAGATACTCTTGAAAAAATAACTACTGCATTTTGTGTATCTCTTAAATCTATTTCTACACCTGCACCATCATTAGGTAATCTTATATCTGTACCTTCTATTATTTCTTTAAAAGTTCCACCTCTTCTACCATCAATAGTTTTATTTCTTATAGCTGTTAATAATTTTGAACTAAGAACTTTAGATTGTATTCTGTATTGTCCTAACTTACCTATTGATTGTTTACCATAAACCATATCTGATACATAACCTTGAGCAGGTGCATCTTTTAACAACTGATATATTGAATCTGAGTCTGCTGCATCTACTACTTGCCTAGCAAATTTATGATTAAACCCACTATCAATAAGCCTTTTAAAAACTGGTAACTCTTCTACTTTATTCATAGAATCTAACTCGTTAGATAGCCCTCTTAAAACATCATCATGTTGATTCCAAAAATCATCTAAGCTACCACCATCATCAATAAACTCTTTCATTTTTTTGCCTATACCTGCTAAGACATCATTATTAGCAGCTTTTCCTGCTACCCCTACACCTTTAGAAAGTGCATAAAAAGGGTCTGTTTGTAACCATATATAAGCATTTATAAGTCCACCAAATAATCCTGCTACTCCATTATTAGCTTCAAATCCACGTTCAGATAATGCTGCATCTTTTTCGTTTTCTAAATTAAAAACTATATTATTTTTTTCATCTATATTTATTAAATTATTTCTAAATGCTTCTTCTGCTTCTAGTATTTTGTCATCATAAGTATTTTTAATATCTTCATAAATTACATTTTGTGGACTATATCTACCATGAAGATTACCTGTACCAAAATACATAATAAAGTCTCCTGGATTAGCAGGAATACCTGCTCGTGTGTAACCTTCTCTATCTTCTCTATTTGCTTGTAACGCTTCTGGTTCCATAATTAAATTTAAAAAATCATTAGCATTAACTTCTTCTCCAACAATATTTCCATAGGCTTCTAAACCAATACCTATTTTTTCTAATTCTGTTAAATCTCTTTGCTGACCTCTTTCTTTTAGTCTTATAAGACTTTGATATTCTTCTCCTACAATTTCTGATAAAACATCCATTTGACTTCTTGTTGTATAAGGGTTTCCATTTTCATCTGTAACACCTTTAGCTACTAAATAATTTTCATTTTTTGCTTCTATGTTATTAATTTCTGCATTTATAAATTTTGCTAAATCAGATTCAGGTGCTATTTTAGCTATACCTCTTGGTAATGGACCTGTAACACCAATGTCATTTAAAACCTTAAAAGCAGTAATTGCTCTTAAACCAAAAGCCTTTATATCTTGTTGGTCAACATTGTCTCCCTTTTGTTCAAACTCAAACATATCTTCTTGAGTCATTCCTATTTTTGGACCATACTCTCTAACTACATCTTCTTGATGCCTAGAAAAAGGTGTTGAAATATTATTTTGTAACCACCTGTTAAAACCTTCACCTACATAATTTAAACCAAAAAGAAGAGTCTGTATTAATACACGTCCTCCAAATAAAGCTGATTCGTTATATTCATCAAATGATTTAGATACAAATTCAGCATCATATAATCCTTCAGTCATTCCAACTTTTTTTAATTCATCATTAACTTTTACAGGTTTACTATTATTTGTTGTTATTGGAGCAGACTTTGTGTTTCTATAAATATCGTAATATTGTTTGTTAGTAATATTTAAACTTGCAGCAGGTGCAATAACTTCATCTATTTCATTAGGGTTTAAATCTTTAAAGTGATTATATTTATTCGTTAACTCTGTAGCATCTCCACCTAAAGATGCTTTTTTAGCGTCTTTTGTTTTTTCATATTGAAGATATTTAAAATGATTGGTTTCCCAGTCTTTGTTCCAAAAAGACATTAGAACCTCAGTCTGGCAGTAGGAGATTCCTCTTTAATTATATCTATTAATATTTGTGTATCAGAACCAGGATTAAGTCCTACTTCTTGCATTGGATTACTGTCAGCCAATCCAGATTCAGCTTCTCTTTCCGTAGGTAAAGCAAATAAATCTTGTGGTTTAAAAGCAGGTTGAGCTAATGCAGCAGGTGGCATACCACCTGTAGATTGAACAGCATCTATCATTTGTTGTTGCTTTACACCTCCACCAAACTCTGGGTCATTTGGTATTGCTTGTAAGTCTGCATACGCACCATCTAATTTAGTATCAGTAGCTTGTTTTAATATACTTGGTTTTCTAACCACGAAATCCTCCTTCATCTATATTCAAATCAACAATAAAAGTTATAAACAATCCTGGTATAGGTGTAGGGTATAAGGCTGAAGAAATAACTTGTCCAAAGTTAATGTCATCCATTTCTGGAGTATAATTTGCATCAAAATCCCAATTTTCTGCGTTTATAATATCGTAAAATTGTTTTTTTAATTCTTGCTCACCCAAGAGGACCTCCTGGTGGCATTGGACCTTGAGGAGGTAGTGGACCTTCTGGAGGTATTCCACCTGCAAGACCTGCTAATACAGATTGTATATCTGGTTCAGCTCCAGGAAGACCAGCCATTTGTTCAGGCTGACCTGCTAAAGCCATTTCCTCTGGAGACATTTCTGGTTCTTCAGGAGTAAAAAACTTATCTAATATTTCAGACATCTGTGAAGGATTTTTTCTTATTTCTATAGCTGCCATAGTTGCTTTTGGTTCTCCTTGTGCAGCTTGAGCCATAAGTGATTCAAACAAAACTGTTTCTGCTTTTTCAGAATGTATTCTTTGTTGAATCTTAGTTATGTTATCTAACCCATCCATATTTTCTTGTAAAGTTTGTGTATCAATAATTCCTTGTTGTTTAAGTTGCAATCCTGTTATTATTTTCTGTGGCTCGTCAAACCCTGCCATAACACCATATACACGTCTTGTTGTGTAAAATTCTTTTATGTCAGCCGAAGGTTGATACGTTTCTTTGTAAGCTGTTCCTTTATGATAACCTGCAATAGGTTTTCTTTTTCCAGAATACATTGATTCATCATATTCAAGTCTTTTAGCATCTAACTCTTCAATAGCATCTGCTAATACAGTTTGATACTCTCTGACATGAAGTGATGCAGATTGTCCTAGTTCTTCTAATCCTCTACCAGTAACAAATGCGTTTGGAGATTGTCCATCATCTGATACAGGATAAGCAGCACCAAGTCTTAAATGTCGTTCTAATCTATCTACTTGTTGAAATAATTGATATGGGAGATTGTTTACAGGTTTATTAACAGAAGAACCTGGAGCTAAATAGTTTACAGCAAATCTACCTTTTCTATATTTACCTGATTCTATTTCACCAACAATATTTGTTTCTGTAAACACAGCATCTTCCATAGCAATAGTTCCAAGAATATTAATCTTTGCCATGTTAGACATTAGTCCTGTTATATGTTGAAACTGACTTTGCAGTTGGTCAAAAGCATATCTCTTAGCAACTACAAAACAAGGACCTGATTTTAAAGGGTTAGGCATAAAGTCTATAATTTTTCTATTTTCTGGAAGATAAACATATGTTCCATCTTCATTCATATATTCAACTACAACTTTTCCATGACCTGTTGAATTTGCCCAACTACCTTTGTAATCATTAGAAGATATAAGAACAGAGTAAGCATCTACCTGTGCATCTTTATCTTGTTCGTAAATATATTTTTTAGCATTTGGATATTGTTGTGCCAATATTTTATGTGGAACTCTATTAATAATTGCAAGTTCATCTGGTTGTTGGTCGTTACCAAAATAACCAGGATAACAATTAAAAGGGTCTCTTAGTTCAGCATGAGGATATGGGTTTCCATCTCTATCTTTCTTATGACCAATAACCCAAACAACAAAACCATAACCAGGTAGCCATCTACCTACTTGTGGTAACTGTTTAGTAAGTTTTTGAGTTTTATCATAAGCCATAACAATACGTTCTAGCTTTTCAGATTTTCTTTTAGCTCTTTCAGAATCTTTTTCGTTAACAATATCTATTTTTAAATCTGGAGTTCTTCCTAGTTTTTGAGCAAGTCTTTCTAAAGCAGTTAAAAATAAGTTAGGTGCAGGTAGCTCATGGTATTCTACGTCAATAGATTTACCTAACAATGCACGAACAGCAGCTTCGCCACCATTCATAATATCTCTTATTCTTGCTCTATCAATAACAGCTTCATTATTAACAGTACGTAAGTAATCTATTCTATCGTATATTTCATCATTACTTAAAGGCACTTTATCTCCATGTATCTATATCTATATTAGTAGTCTCATACCCACTAAAGCTAGGACTATAATCATGTCCTAGTTCTGCAAATCTTTCTTTCTGCATTCTTCTAATTGACCTCATAGGAAACCAACTAGCCATAACTATGTCGGTTTTTGTTCCTACAGTCTTACTCTTATTTTTAGCAGAGCTGAAATATACTAACTGACTTGTATATAAGTTTACCTTTTCTTGGGCTTCAAATCCTAAATATGGCAAAGAAATTATTTTTTCTTGAAACATAGGTCTCATAGCTGTTACACCAAAGATAGGGTCAAATTTATTTTTATATGTTTCATGTCCTTCTAAAAATATTCCATGACCTGATGCAAACTCTCTAATAGAAGTATCTTGTCTAATTGCTTTTTGAAATCCATTTTCTTCTATTACCCAATGAGATAAATTATATTTCTGCCACCATTCTTTTATAATATGAAGTGCTTGTGGAATACCACCACCTAAAGAGTTGTTCATATCTACCATGTGTAATTTATTTGCTTCTTGGTCATAAGCCCAAAGAAATGCTGCTTGATAACCAGTTGAGGCAGGGTCAAGTCCTGCAATAAGGCGTGTGCCTCTAGGTATCTGCCCTATATCCCTTTTCTGGTCTCTACACTCTTCTATTTCAACTCTATCAAATAAAGCTAGTCCATCTGGCATAGCTACATTAAGATAAACCATTTCATAAATAGCTCTACCACCTGTAGTTTCTGCAGCACGTTTTCTATCCATTAACCATTTGTATGTTCTTTTTGAACTCCATAACATACAATCTACATGGTCTTTTTCATTCCAATCTGTTTTAACACATCCTGTATCATGTGCTTCTTCTACAATTGTTTTCCAAGATTCGTTGTCTAGTAAGTGTGAATATAAATCGTCATAGTGTTGTCTTGAACCAATAACAATCATAGCTGTATGTTCCTCTTTACGACTTGATAGTGTAGTAGTCCACCAGTTTCTTGTATTGTCTCTTGATGCTGGTTGCATAGTAGAACTGTGGTCTTCAATGTCATCTGCAATAATTACATCACAGTCTCTTGATAAAATCTTACCACCTCTACCAATACCAATCATTGTAGGACTTTTAATACCAGTAACTGTTCTTGTACCTACAGTAAACTCTGTAGATGACCAAGCCTTACCACTTCTGTTTTGTGGTTTAAATTTTGGTCCAGGTCCACATATTTCTTCTATTAATAATTCATTATTTTCTAGTTGGTCCATAACAGAGCTAACAGAGTTTTTAGCTATGTCTTCATTACCACCTACCCATAAAATTCTCATGTTAGGGTTTTTACAAATAAGCCATACAACAAAGTGTATAAGCAAATCTGTTTTACCATGTCGTGGTGGTGAAAGAATCATTTGTTGTTCACCTGCATCTATAGATTCTAAAATTGATTTAATCCACTTAATATGAAAATCTGGTGTCTCATACGGAACACCTTGTTCGGTTTGAAAATATCTCTCTCTAAAATCTTTAAAATCTTCTAATGTTTTTTCAGCAACCTGTGGTACTTCCCAGTCCTTCTTCTCTTCTTCGTTTTCTAAATCTTCTACATAGGCATTGTAACCCATGGACACAGAGGCAACTGATGTCTCTAATACTTTTGCAGCTTCAGACATAGTTAGTTTCTTTTCTAGTATCTCTTTAGCTAATCCTGATTCTTTTAAGTCCTCATAGACCTTGCCTCGTCTTGTTTGTACTGTTTTTTTCTGACTAGGTATGCTTAAAGTATCTTCTTCTTGAGACCACTCAACACCTTTTTTCTTTGCTCGTTTAATCTGTTGACTTATTCTATTTCTACAACGGACACTACAAAACTTCCTAGCTTTTGGAGGTAGTGGTCTATGGCACCCTGCTGCGTAACATAGTTGTTTTGGCACTATTTTTTAGATTTTTTACGTTTGGAACTATATCTCTTTTTCATTCCTGTTTTTGTGTACGGCATCACGTCTCCTATATTTTTTATTGTAATCTACACAACCTAGATTAACACATTTTTTAAAGGTTTGTAAAAATTTAAGAGGTTGATTGCACGTAGAGCAATTCACTATTTTCTTGTTCATGTTTTTACCCTAACACAAAACCTCACTTGCGTGAGGTTCTGTTAACGTACAGTATGTCCAGTACTGTTATTATATTGTACCTCTATAGTATAATCATTAAATTCTTATGGGGTGTAAAAAAAAATTTTTTCTTTAAGAAGCCTTACCCTCTATTGCTAGAGGGCTTGACTCATACGCTGAGATGAACGTACTAACATAAACAAAAAAAGGAATCAAAATGAAATCACAAATGCTTCATTTTTGTTTCTTCTTTAATATAAATTATATCATAGTAAAAAATTATGTGTAATAAAAAATAGGGAGTGCTGAGATAGGGCGTAAGCGAAAGGAGGAAACTCTTACTAATCAACACTCCCTAATAAAATATTACCACTAAAAATAAAAGTTATGCTATAGTAGAAATCAAGTAAGGAGTCCTTCCTGCTTTTAGAAAAGGATTCTTGATTAAACATTTAATCTTAAAGTGGATTAGCAGGACCATCATAACTAGCGTTAAAGGCTATTACTCCACATATGATAATAAGCTACTAAACAGAAGCACTCGGTTGGGTTGGGAGTGGCACAGGGTTAGTTGTGTTCCTCTTGTTTAGTTATTGTTAATCACTTACTTGTAAAGTACCCTATACTAATATATACCTTTAATTAAGTACCCTACTATATCTAGTACCACAATATATAGTACCCCTTTAACAGCATATCTTTAGAGGCTACAACAGTTTGAAAGAGGGAGGTCGCATTAAACCCCCCCTTTAGAATTATCCCTGCATTATTGCCTTATCTACATCTTGTATGTGTACAAAACTACACCATATATAGTCATACTATATCTAGTATGTATTTGTTCTAAGTGAATCTGGTACTATTTTTAAACTGAAACAACAGGGGGATAGGTGCTTTAAATAATATAAAATAAACTGCACTAACTTTATAATATGTATATACTGGATGACAGTAATAAACAATTAAGGAGAAATTAAAATGACTAAAGCATATAAAGTAACTAGGACAATAACGCAAGAATTTATTTCTTTCGGCAAGAATAAAGAAGAGGCAATAAATAATTCCTACAACTATGACTACATGAACTTAAGTTTTCTAGCGACAGAGAGCATGGCTCAAGGAGATGTAGTTGGAGGAAGTTCTAAAGCTCAAGTCATAAATGATGTTGTAATTATTAAACAACGAGGTAGTAATTACACAGACAATATTATAGACATTGAAGAACTTGTTGAGAAAGGTGCAAACATTCTCATTGAAGATTGGGAAGGTAACTTAAAGACTTTAGAAAACTTTAAGAAAGCAAACAACATAGAAGAACTTATGGGCTAAGATTTCTTAACTTAATTATGACTTTAAGTTAGGAGAGTTATGAAAAAACCATAACAATAATAAAAAATCCCTTGTTAATTCAGGGGATTTTTTTTATGCCCTTAAGCCCACGATAGAGAACCATAGAGAGAAGTAAGACCCATATGGATATGTATACATATGATGACATAGAAAACGCTTAGAAACGATTTAAAGCCATACAATATATAGTAGGTATAAAAGAAGTATTATATAGCACATTTGTAAAGTTATGTATACAAAAATAAATAAAATAATAAATAGAAGTTGAGATAAAAATATTATATGTATATTGTTATTTACATGGATAAACAAACATTAATAGAAAGTATTCAGTTTAAATTGAATATGACTAAGAGAGATAATGAGCGAAGAATAAGACAATTCAAAGCACATTGTAAAATAGAAGAAAGAAATTTAGAAGAACTTTTAGAGTCAGCTAAATTAATAAAAGAATAATGTATAAACAAACTAAGGAGGTGGCTGAGATGCCTAAGACTAAATTAAATTCTACTGGTTCATTATCCAGCAGAATAGAAAAAGGAATAACTAAATATTATTCATATGCAACCTGCATAGGATATATCAGCTTAAGTGGAAGAGTCGTATTGATTGGAGAATACTTCAGCAATACAACTGCGAGACACCTAAGCATATTAAGAGATAAGCACGGACTAGATAAAGAAGATACGTTTGAAGTAGATGCTTTTAAAAAGAGAGCTGAACTGGATAACGTGAACGTAATAGGTGGGTGGATATTCTAATGGCTAAAACAAAAATAGATTACGTAGATTATATAATTGCCTATGAGAGTGGAGAGCTAGACCATAAAAAGACTTTAGAATTGTTCAGCCATTTAGTAGGTAATGGTCAAGCATGGTCATTGCAGGGTCATTATGGTAGGACTGCTAAAGCATTAATAGATGCAGAACTATTAGATAAAGAGGGCAAAATAAATTGGAATAAATTTAATGAGTTGGTGGATTAATGAGAGATAGAAACAAAATAGATTCATCTAAGCATACAAGAAAAAAGAACCTACTACCTGCACTTGATAAAGCATTAGATTATCTTGATGCAACTACTGCCTGGATTGCTAAGAATCCTAAAGAAGTAGATTACGATTGTTGTGGTAGTTGTATCTTCGGAAGTAGTCAATTCAATGATGAGACTAAGCCGAGAGTTACCTATAACATACAAGACAAAGACAATTATAGACAAGCATACAAAGAGAACCGAGAAGATGAGGTTTGGTCTTACTTAGGAATTGAGGAGCATAGAGGAGAATACTTATACCTCCAACACTATGCACCAACTCATAAGGATTACCTAAAATTGATTGAGATTCTTAATGAGCATGGTATATATGCTGATTGGAATTGGTCTAGTGAGTCCAAGATACTTGTGGTCTTAGATAGGTTCAAGGATTCTGCACCAATAGGAGAAGAATAATGAAAGTAAAAGATATGATAAATATGCTAAGTAAAGCAGATTTAGATAGCGAAGTTATGTTAGAAGTTAGAGATAAAGATATGAATAATATTGGTTACTTTGAAGTTGGAAGTGATTGGGCAGAATATGGTGGCCACAGCCCAGATGAACTTAACTACTTTGAAAGTATTAATGAGCCAAAAAGTAAAGCTATGGTTGAACTTACTTTAAATATTGATGAGTGGGTAAAACTCGGTATTGACACAGAAAGAAAGGAATAAATAATGAGTGCTGAATTACAAACGTTAAGCATAGGATTAACAACTTTAGTTATATGTTGGTTACTGCATAGCACTACTGACATAGCTTACTGGATTGGATTAAGGCAAGAACCAAAGAAGAAAGAGAGGAATAAATAATGGAGGAAACAGAGCATTTAGATTATGCGTGTAATGAAATGTTTGGACATAGCGATTGGGAATATGTAGAGGACAAAGACACACATATAACAATTAAATTTAATGTAGAAGATACAAGAGAGGAATAAATAATGAAAGATAAATTATTAAAAATCTTATACGACAGACAAAAAAAGAGTGAAGAGTTTTGGGAAGAAAAATATCCTGACAAAAATCATATTAAAAAAATTAGTGGAGCAGAGCCAATGGATAATCAGAGTTGGGAGATAGGTTTCTATGAAGGATTGCAATACGCAATAGATATTTTAGAAAGAGAGGAATAAATAATGGCTAAAGAATACTGGATTAAATTTAATAACAAAGAATTTAAAAAGAATCCTAATCTAG